AGTGATAGTATGAAATCACCAGCATATCCTTCAGGTCATAGTTTACAATCTCAATTGATTGCAGAGTATTATGCTGAAAAATATCCTGAACATAAAGAGGGATTATACGAGGCGGCTAATGAGTGTGGTATGGGTAGAATTTATGCAGGCTGGCATTATAAATCAGACCACAAAGCAGGTCAAAAATTAGCAAAAGAGATTTATCCTAATATTAATATGAAAAAAACATTTAAAGAAAGTATCATAGACATACCAAGAAGAACATATGCTAAGGCTGTGTTTGATGACGCTGATACTTCTAATCCTAAAATCAAACCTAGTGTTGTTGTATTAATCAATAAACAACTAGAAGAATTTGAAAGTGAGTATCCTGTTTTAAAAGTTTCTCTTATCGGTTCTATTCTTACAAAGAGATATAGAAATGACGCAGACCTAGATTTGAATGTATTGTTTGATGTACCAAAAGAAAAACAAGAAGAAGAAAGATTAAGATTATCTAAAAAGTTTTTATCTTCTAAAAATCCTGACAACATACAAGGTAAATTAATACCAGGTTCTAAACACCCTATAAACTATTATATAATTACAGACAAAGAAACATACGAAGACCAAAACAAAAAGGCTGACGCTGTATTTGATATTGAGGGTAATAAGTTTATAAAAAGACCTGACGATTTTACATTTGACCCTAGTTTATACTTAAAAGATTTTGAGAAAAAAGTACAAGAGTTAGATGTTATCAAAGGCGAATTAAAAAGAGACATTATTGATTACAGAGAATTAGAAGAATTAGAACCTAATGATATTTTAAATTTACAAGATAGAATTAACGATAAGTTAGAAGAAATAGAAGATAGTATCAAAGCCATTATTAAAGTAGGTGATGGTGTTGACGCAGATAGAAGAGCTGCTTTTGATTCAGATATGACACCAGACCAAATACAAAAGTTTGGTATTAAGAATAGATTGCCTAAAAATGTTATCTATAAAATGTTAGAAAAGTATCACTATTTAAACTTCTATAAAAAATGTAAAAAGATTTTAGATGACGGTAAAGTTACCGATAAAGAGATAGATGATTTAGAAATGCACGAAGCTAAAGGCAAGTCAATCGCATTTAGTTTTGGTAGATTTAATCCACCTACAACTGGTCACGAAAAGTTAATTAATAAAGTGGCAAGTATTAGGTCAAACGATTACAGAATTTATTTAAGTAGAAGTCAGGACCCTAAAAAGAATCCATTATCGCCTAGACAAAAACTAGACATAATGAAAAAGATGTTTCCTAGACACGCAAGAAATATAGAAGTTAATAATACAAATATGATATTAGATATTTGTACATTACTTTACAAAAAAGGTTATAGTGATATAACTATGGTTGTAGGTAGTGATAGAGTTAGAGAATTTGATACAATAATTAAAAAGTATAATGATGTAAAATCAAGACACGGTTATTATAACTTTGATAATATTGATGTTGTATCTGCTGGCGAAAGAGACCCCGATGCCGATAACGTATCAGGTATGTCAGCGAGTAAAATGAGAGCAGCTGCTTCAAGCAACGATATTGCTAGTTTTAAAAGAGGACTACCAAGAGGTGTTGACGCAAATGCTATAATGAAACAAGTAAGACAAGGTATGAATTTAGCCGCTCAATACACAGGCGAGACTAAAGAAATTGTACCATTTAAAGACTTTGAACACCAACAAATTAGAGATTTATATATTAGAGAAATGATATTTAATATTGGTGACAAAGTTGATTATGTCAAAGAAGATATACAAGGTACCGTAAAAAGAAAAGGTACTAACTATGTCGTATTAGAAGACGATAAAAATAATTTACATAAAGCTTGGATATGGGATTGTGTACCTGTATCGGCAGATAGAGAGGTAGACGTGAGGGAATATAACCTAGACGTTGACTATGGATTTGAGGCAGTATCAGAGGCTTCTAAAGCACATACTGATAGATTAGCTCAAGATAAAGACGTGAAAGATAAAAAAGGAACACAACCTAAAAAGTATTATAGTGGACTAAAAAAAGATGTTAAAGATAAACGAGCTGGCCATTTTAAAGGCAAAGACACAACCAAGAATGACAACACTCCAGCACCTGGAGATAAGACAGCTAAAACTAAACCATCTAAACACACGCAGAAATATAAAAAGATGTTTGGAGAATTACGAAAAGACCTCGTTTCAAAGATTAAAGAGGCGACAGACATTGGTAACGACTACGCTAAACATACATCAACCATAACACCAGGTGAACCAGACTATGCAGGATATGAAAATCCTACATACAAACCGTCACAACCAGGTAGTGGTGATATGGCAGTTAAGAAGAAAATCAAAGGTTTCCTAGAAAGAGAAACGGATAACCCTACTGAAAAAGATATAAAAGAATGGGCGGCTACAGAGTCCACAATGAATAAATATAGGGAACGTTATAAAGAACAATGGGAAGCAAAGCTAAAAGAGGCTGTTGCTAAAATGATAGAGAAAGTCTAATGGTAAAAACATTAAAAGAATTTGAAAACTACGATAAAGAATGTGATGAGTGTATTTTTGAACACGAACACGAACCTTTACAAGAGTCTGAATATCAAGGCAAAAAGGTCAAACTTAATGACCCAATTCGTGGTGGTAGTAAGAAGTTTTATGTTTATGTTAAGAACGAAAAAGGTAATGTAGTTAAAGTATCGTTTGGTGACACAACAGGTTTAAGTATTAAAAGAGACGACCCAGCTAGACGTAAATCGTTTAGAGCAAGGCACAATTGTGATAATCCAGGTCCTAAATGGAAAGCACGATATTGGTCTTGTTATCAATGGAGAGCAGGAGCAAAGGTAAATAACTAATGAGCAGATATAGAAAAACAATATCAGAAGCGATGGCTGAAGTAAACTTTAATGAAGCTGGTTACTTACAATCAAGACTGAATGATACACAAATTAAAAATATTAAAAATTTATGGAAACATAAAACAAAATCAGATGTGACACCAGCAGTCAAAAAAATGATTGCAAATATGGATGTCCCTACACAACTAGCAATCAAACACGCAGGTATTAATCAACTATCAGATTTAGTTGAAGGTAGAATGTCAGATATAGACGCAATGAGAAAACAAGGTGCGTCAGCGGCTAAGATTGCAAAAGAATTAGGCATAGATGTAAAAACGGTAAAAGCAATTCTAGGTGAATCAGAGAATGATTCTGCTCAAGATATGCAAGACGCTCAAGCAAAAGCTAAGACAGATAAGATTAAAGAAACCGTTGAGACTTGGGAAGAAGCTGTAAAGAAAAAAGAAAAAACAGATGTAGCACCTGACAATGATGTGCCTGTTGAAACAGATAAAAAAGAAGATAAAAAAGAAAAGCCAGATGATAAAGAAAAATTACAAGCTGATGTTGAAAAGAAAGATGACCAAATTAATATTCTAAAACAAAAAATTGATTTAGAAAAAAGTAAATCTGTTCAAAAAGATACACAGAAAATGGTAAATCCAGAAACAGGTGAACCATTATTACAAGTTGGTATCGCATATAAACATCTTAAAGATAAGATGAAAAGAGAAAAAGAAAATAAAGAAAATAAAGTTGAAGAAAGTTTAAAAGTTGAAATGCCAAATGGTAAAGCATATGCTATTGGTATGTCAGTTGCAAAAAAGAAATACAATGATGAGCCACCTTTAGATAAGAAAACTATCAAAAAAGGCCACGAAATTGGTGATAAACTTTCTAAAATGAAAGAAGAAGTTGATTTACAAGAAGCAAGATATAGAGTAAGAGGTGAAATGACATATTACCGTGTCCGTGGTAATGATGGTTTTGAAATGGTTATCAATGCAAATAATGAAAAGGATGCTGAACAAAAGGGATTAAAAGAATTAGAAAAGGCAAGAGCAAAAAGAAAAATCGGACCAAATGGTGGCGGAAATCTGGAAGATGTTGATATAGACGCAATAGAAAAAACAAATGACCCTTTAGAATCACCAAAATCTTTGAGATTAAGTCATAAAGAAGAAGTTGATTTACAAGAAGCAGGTATTACACCTCAAATGATTGCAACTCTTAAAAAAGAATACGAACCTTTTAGAAATAAAAAGATTTCAGCTGCTAGAGCAAAACAACTTATGAATATTCTTGATAAGTTTAAAGAAGCAGACTTACAAAAATTAGGTAAAGAAAACATACCTTTTATTTCAAGTGGTTCAAGAAGTAAACTTGCAGTAAGAAATATGAAATTTACGGTAAAAAATATCCAATTCGGTGAAGAAATGGATGAAGAAATGTTTGAAGCTTGTTGGACAGGTTATAAACAAGTAGGTATGAAAAACAAGGGTGGTAAACAAGTGCCTAATTGTGTACCTGAAGAAAAAGAAGAAACAATTAAAGAATTTAAAAAGATGAGTGTTTATTTTCCTAGAGGTATGGTTGATATGATGAAAGCTTCTAAACCGTTAATTAAAAAAGGTTTTAAAGTTGCCCAAAAAGGCGAATATCTGAAAGTTGATGGTAAAGGTGCAGACTTAAACAAGTATGCTCACGACCTTAAAAACTTTTATGGTGCAAAAGTTACCGCTGAAAATGCCCCTGCTGTTGCAGATATGGACAGATTAAAAAAACAAGGTATGAAACCTAAAATGAAGAACGAAGAACACCCAGCTAAGGCAGTCTTTGAACAAATTACAGGTTTAAAAAATAAGGCTGAGAAATCAGGAATGCCTTATAGTATTCTTAAAAAAGTTTACGATAGAGGTATGGCAGCTTGGCGAGGTGGCCACAGACCAGGTGCTTCACAACAACAATGGGCTTTCGCTAGAGTAAATTCTTTTGTAACCAAATCAAGTGGTACTTGGGGTGGTGCAGATAAAGATTTAGCAAAACAAGTAAAAGGAAAATAATGGGATATTTTAATTCAAAATCAGGTAGTTTAGAAGAAGCAACTAAAGACCTTACAAAATATATTAATGATTCTGCTTACCAACAAATGTTCAAAAAAGAATTAGAAAAAACTGGTAAAGGTCTGGCTTCAATGTCTGACCAAGAGAAAAAAGATTTTTTCAATAAGATGGACTCAAAGTATAAAAAAGAATCAGAGGGCAAAGGCAAAACAATGTCTGGTGAAACTAAAACTAAAGTTGATACCGAGCCAAAAATCACGTATAATAAGTAAAATAAACGCTTGCCTTTTATATTGGATGTGTTATTATACTAGTATGAAAGGACAAACACTATGAAAAAAATCTATTGTGATATGGATGGTGTACTATGCGACTTTGTAAAAGGTGCTGAAACACTTACCGGCAAGAAGATTGACGTTTGGGCTCAAGGCAGTAAGTCTGAAAAATGGGGTACTATCAAAAGTAAACCAGATTTTTGGTCTACATTACCTTGGCATAAAGGCGGCAAACAACTCTGGAACTTCCTAAAAAAATATAATACAGAAATTTTATCAGCTTTCGTAGAAGATACTTACGATAAGAATTGTATACCTGGTAAAAAATATTGGGCAACCAAAAATCTTGGCATTGCCTCTAATAGAATTAATCTTGTTAAGCGTGTACAAAAACAACAATACGCAGATAAGAATTCAATACTGATAGACGATTATCCTAAAAACGTCAATGAATTTAGAGCTAGAGGTGGACAAGGTGTTGTCCATAATGGTGATACTTCAAGAACTATCAGACTTCTCAAAAAACTCCTAGAAGATTAAATCCCTTATAAATAGTGGTACATATTAAGAATTGAGTACCTAAATTTAACAAAGGGAGAGAATACTATGTCTATGCAAACTAGCGCAGATTCAGCTGCAGGAGCACCTTTATGGGCTTGTGCCGCTGCTAAACTAGCACCAACAAGTGCAAATAGAACTAACTTATTTGAAGACGCAACAGCTGACAACTTTATTACAGGTGTCACATTGGGTTTATTTAACTATGCAGATGGCCAAGTACCAGCAGGTGCCGGTCACGCAGGTTGGAACTTAAAAATTACTGGTTCAGGTGGTAGAAATGGTAGAGTACAATACGAGACTTTATCAGTTTTAACTAACGCCGCTTAATAACAACTAATTAGAGGGGGCTTCGGCCCCCTTTATAAATATATTAATAAAGTGATTGCGTCAACTGGCGCAAGTAGAATTCCCGAAAGGGTTTAAAGGAGAAAAAATGGCAGATAAGAAAATCACACAGCTTACCGATTTAGGTAACGCATTAGCTTCAGTAGATTTATTCCACATTGTGGATGACCCGACTGGAACACCAATCAATAAAAAAGTAAGTGCAGCTTCTATATTCAATAACATACCAACTTGGTTAGGATTGAAACAAGCTTCACAACAACTATCGTTAGATGGTTCTTCAGTTTTAGCGGCTGATGTTACCTCGGCGGTTACTGAAATCAACGCAACAAACCAAGCAGGTACTATTACATTAGCTAATGGTGCAGATGGTCAAATCAAAATTTTTATGAATACATCATCAACTGGTTCTAACAATGCTACAATAACACCGGCAAACTTACGAGGTCATACTAGTATAGTATTATCTGGTGCAGGTACAACAGCCGTATGTTTTTTTAAAAACGGTTCTTGGAACATTTTAGCAAATACTGGTACGACAGCGTAATTTATTAATTGGAGAATATTATGAATATAACATTAGCAGAATTGCAAGATGAAAGACAGCGACTTACTAAAGACTTTAATGAGTTGAAAGATAAGATTCAAAAAGTAGAGATTGATGTTGGTACTATGAAAAGTAATTTAAATGCTTTAAATGGTGCAATACAATTTTCTACTAACTTAATCAATATGGCAACTAATAAAGAAGTCGTATTAAAGAAAGTAAAGAAAAGTAAAAATGAAAAAATTTAAATCTTTTGTAGAAGATGAAAATTTGAAAGACTTTGAGGAAGATATTTTAGGTCCTGGTCTTGGTACTAATAAACCTATGGCTAGTATGAAAACTAAAAAAAAATCTGAAGACAAAGAAGAAAAAAACAAGGAAGAAGAGTAATGAAAACTTTTAAACAACACATAAACATCAAAGAAAGTCTTGATGGCGGCCACGTTGGTACACCTGACGCAGCTTCTTTTGAAGATGGTTCTATTGGTGTTCACAACATACAAGACCCGGAAGTTTTAAAAAGAGTTAATGCATTTCTTGGTGGAACAGCGAGCAAAGAATATATGTCTGCTCAGACAGCTGTTGAAGAAATAAGAAATAATTTAATGAGAATAGGTCTATTTGTACCTGTTCAAGAAACTACTGGTGAAAAAGGTAACTTTACAACCGAAGTAAAATTTGGTGGAGGAAGATTTGGTAAGGACGTAGATGGTTCTGATATTAATGATGATGGTATTTCTCATAAAAAAGAAGGTGGTTTGAAACTTCAAGTAGAGTACGAAACGTTAAAAACAGGAATGTCTAAAGTTTACGCTAAATTAGTGTAAATAATGTTTGATACGATAACCAAACAAAACTGGTTGTTATATGCTATGCATAATTATGACAACCCTACTCTTGAAGTACAACAAGAGTTTGATGATGATGTAAAGAGGTTTAAATATCTTAAAAGATTGTTTCGTAAATATGAAACGTCTGGCGATTTAAAGATAAGATTAGTATTAAACCATATTATATTATTACATAATGTTTTTGGTGCTGACGCCTGTATGACTTTATTATTATTTAAAATAGATAAAGTTTATTGGCCAATACTAAAGACTATTTGTGGTTATCTAGGTTACCTTTACCCTCACGAATTGATTGAGGAGAAAGAAGACCAAAACATTAAGAAGATGTTAGAGGAACTATAATGAGTAGAGGTATTGACTTTTTAATAACTTATCGTGTTGTCAAAATGCTTATTACACCGTTTGAAAAAACAGGTGCATTTAAGAATGGCATTATTGACAAAGATGGTAAAATATTAATTAAATATAAAAATGTATTAGGTAGTAATAAAAAACACTACACACTATTACATAGATTTGTATTTAATTTAAAAAGAATACTTAAAAGAGTTGGTCTAGGTTCTAAACTAGGTTCTTTTGCAGTTGCATTAGCTTTATTAATTAAAGAAGATAAGAGTTATGCTCAACATAAAGACTTAATAGAGGCGGCTGTCATAACATATTTAAAAGACACGGAACAATTTATAGATTTATTAAAAGAAGAAGGTAATGTACCTGACTATATTATAAACGAAGAACCAGCATACACTTGTTTTGGTATTGACGTTTATGAAAAAGATGGTCAATTATACTCGGAGAAAGAATATGCCCAAACACTATAAAGAAATGATGGATGAAATCATCAATAAGATGGATGAAGAGGCACCGACAAACGCAGTAGCACACGGTGGTGTAGATATGGCCCCTAATGCGAAGAAGAAAAAAGATGACGCTGAAGATGTGTTGCGAAGAACTATTATGAAAAAGTTTGGTGCAAAGATAAAAGAAAATAACGATAACAATAATGTAGTTTTAAAAGGTGTTTTAAATACACTAGATAAATTAGATGAAAAAGTTGATGAACTATCAGGTATTGTTAAAGAAGAAATAAGAATAGAAGAACCTGAAGTAAAAGAAACGATTAGAGAAAAATCTAAAGTATGAAGACTCTAAAAGAATATATAACAGGCTTTAGTAATGGTGTTAATAATTTAGCTCCCATTGCTAGTTTAGGTGATACGCCACCTAAAGGCGCTCAATATAAGACAAAAAGGAGTGTAGGTATAAATGCAAGTAAAAGAATACCTAGAAAACCTGGTCAAAAAGCAGGTTCAGATAAACACTCTGACTTATATACAGATGAAAATCCTAAAGGTACAATACACGGTTTAGGTTTTACAGATGGCGAAACTGCTAGAAAATCTGTAAGTAAGATTAAGAACTCTGGTAAAACACACGCTCACAAAATGCAGGCTGCAATTGCAATGTCGCAAAGAGCCAAGGTTGCAAGTGAAAGAGCAAAGGATCCTGAAAAGAAAAAAAATCTAGGTCAGGCTCATAAGATTTACCAGACATATATAGATACAAATAAAAAAAGTAAGGATTAATATGGAACTATTAATTGGTTTAGCAATGAAGTTTTGGCAATGGTCATTGTTAATTGCGTTTGTAATATTAGGTTTTGCTATCAACTTGTTTGATAGAAAGAGACCTAAATGTTATACTTTCGCATATACAACAATGCCAGATTTAAAACCTTTACCTATTAAAACAAAAGGCAAAGGTTTTTTTAAAGCAATAGTAATGTGGTTATTAGGAACTAGAAATTGGGAACTAGTAAACGATTTTACTTACGTGTTAAACGGAAACAAATATGTAATACCTGCTGGTTTTAAATTTGATGGTGCAAGTATACCAAAATTTTTAAGAACATTTTTCTCACCAGTTGGTGTATTACTAATAGGTGGTCTTGTACACGACTATGCTTACAAGTATGAAACTTTGTTAAGAGAAAATAAAAGAGATACGTTAGGTAAAATATCTCAAAAAAGAGCTGATGAAATCTTTAGAGATATAAACATTAATGTTAACGGTTTTTATCTTATGAATTATCTAGCATACTGGTCATTAAGAGCAGGTGGCTTTGTTGCGTGGAATGGTCATAGAAAAAGAAACGTAAAAATAGGAGATTAATATGTTTACAACAATAGGATTTATAGTAGGTTTTATAGCTGGCTGGTACGTCAACGAAAAGTTTGAAGACTTGGTTGCTATGAAAAAGAAACTGAAATTTTGGAAAAAGTAAATGTTTGGAACTTTTAGAATGATGATGATAGGTGTTATGGTTGCCGGTCTTGCCGGCGCCGGCGCCTATGTATTTAAATTAAGAGCTGATAATGCTATATTAAAAGCAAATCAACTTAAATTAGAATCTGCCGTATCAGAGCAGAAAGAACTCATAGAAAATCAAAAGATAGATTTTAAGAAAATACTAGACGCTAACAATAAGATGAATGAGTTAGTAAGTGTACTTAAAAAAGATTTAGAAGATTTAGATAAGAGATTTAATAAAAAGAATAGAGACGTTGGTAAATTAGCCATAGCTAAAACAAAGTCTATTGAACGAATAACAAACGGTGCAAGTGCATTGGCGACAAGATGTATAGAGATTGCTAGTGGCTCACCTTTAACAGATGAGGAAAAGAATGCTACAAAGAAGTCTGAAATTAATTCAGAGTGTCCTTCTATTGCTAACCCTAACTATATTCCTTACTAGTTGCGCTGGTGTAAAGAAGTTAGAGATATTTAAGCAAGAGGTACCGAGGGAAAAACTCAATTTGAGCAGTCCTAGCCCTCTTGAATTAGAGAATTTAAGATGGATTATTATCACTAGTAAGAACGCTGAGGAAGTGTTCAAAAAGCTAGAGGAATCAGGCATAGACCCGGTGTTATGGGGACTTACAGATAAGGACTTTGAACTACTGGCCAAGAATTTTGCTAGAATACGAAATCAATTGAAGATTACCAATGATTTATTAGATAAATATAAAGAGTATTACGAAAGTGATTTAAATAAAGAAAATGAGTAAAGACAGAATAGATATATCAGAATCCACAGCAATCAGTATGCCAATGAAGAACCTTTTGGCCATAATTTCCGCCGTGGCTTTAGGAGTGTGGGCATATTTCGGTGTGTTAGAGCGTATAACAATGCTGGAAACCAAAGCTCAACTATCAGAAAAAGATTTAAACCAGGTAACTGAAACATTATCTGCTGA